GGTCATCAGCAAAAACACGTAACGATCCAAACTCACGAATAAGACAAGCACGGAGAAGATGGAAGTGTTAAATGCGAAGATCAATACTAGAAGCTCTTAGAGCTAGATACGAAGCCGAAATCGCTGAAGCAGACGCAACAGCAAATATATACCTAGAAAATTCTGTAGGTATTGGTGAGCATCCCCAACACATAGAAGAAGTAAATAAACAAATAGAAAAAATCGCTAACGCAAAAGAAAAATTAGATGTGTTAGATGAGTTTGAACCAGCGAAAGGAACGCAACTATAATGGAAGATTTAGTGTTAATACAAAAACTACAAAGAGTTATAAGAGAAAGACACGATGATGTAGTTACTGCAATGGCTTCAGGAGCTGTTGACAATATGGAGAAATATCAATATATGTTAGGGCAGATACGAACTTATCAGTATCTAAGTCAGGAAATATCCACCCTGCTAAACAAAAAGGAGCAAAATGACAAAGACGGAACCATTATCAACATCAAAGCCAAAAGTGATTCTACCAAATAAAGAATTAGTTGGTGTTGAAAAAGAAAAGAAAAAAGAAATCAACGAAGAATCAAAGCTTCCCGATCCAACAGGTTGGAGAATATTAGTTTTACCTTTTAAACAAAAAGAAAAAACTAAAGGTGGTTTAATATTAGCAGATGAAACAGTAGAACGTTCACAAGTAGCATCGACTTGTGGATTAGTTTTAAGAATGGGACCTCACTGTTATGATAAAGAAAGATACCCTGAAGGTCCTTGGTGCAAGAAAGGTGATTGGATTATCTTTGCAAGATATGCTGGATCACGAATTAAAATAGATGGGGGTGAGATAAGACTTCTCAATGATGATGAAGTTTTAGCGACCGTGGAAAACCCTGAAGATATATTCCACGAATTTTAACAATCATAGGAGATACTATGCCCGAAGCAGAAGAAAAAAATGTAATCGATATTGACACTAGCGGTCCTGGTGCTGAAATCGAATTACCCGAAGAAAAAAAAGAAAATGTTGTAGAACAACCAACGGAGGACAAAACATATGAAAACGAGCGTGAAACAAAGCTTGAAGACAATAATCAGTCCGATGATTCATCTCAGAAACTTAATGAGCAGTCTGATGTTTCTGAAACTAAGGATGATGGGAGTGATAAGCAACAAGGTCAAGGTAAAGAACTTGAAGAATATTCTGAAGGCGTTAAAAAAAGGATAGCAAAGCTTACAAAAAAAATGCGTGAAGCCGAAAGGCAACGTGATGAAGCACTATCTTTTGCAGAACGTACTAAAAAAGAAAAAGAACATCTTACTTCTAAAGTTTCTCAACTCGATACAGGTTATGCATCAGAGATGGAAAACAGAATTAAGTCGTCTTTATCAGCAGCACAAGCTAAATTAAAAGTTGCTAGAGAAAATAACGACATAAAATCAGAAGTAGAAGCTTCAACTCAAATTTCTCAGTTAGGTTATGAGCAAGCTAAACTAGCAGAACTCAAAACTAGACAAGAAATGGAGTCAAAAGCAAGAGAAGAACAGGAAAAAGAGCCTAAAAAACCCGAACTTCCTGAAACTACAGGTCAAACTGACCCTAGAGCTACCGAATGGGCATCTAAAAACGCTTGGTTTGGTACAGATTCAGCTATGACTTACACTGCTTTTGATTTACACAGAAAACTTACCGAAGAAGAAGGGTTTGATCCTCAATCTGACGACTATTATGAAGAGATTGACAAAAGAATTAAACTTGAATTTCCGCATAAATTTGGTAATGTAACTCAACAGACTAGTAAACCTACACAAACTGTTGCATCTGCAACGCGTAGTCCAAAGACTGGTCGCAAATCGGTGAAACTCACATCTTCCCAAGTAGCAATTGCTAAAAAATTAGGTGTGCCACTAGAAGAATATGCGAAACAACTTATGAACACGAAGGAGGCATAAGCATATGACAAAAGATAAAAAAGCCAATCCACGTGCGAGTCAAACGAAGCAAAGCGATACTAAAAAAGTTGTATCACAAGCTAAAACGGTTGCACCAAAAGTGAAACCAAAAGTTTGGGCTCCACCATCGTACTTAGATACGCCCAACGCGCCAGAAGGATTCAGACACAGATGGGTCAGAATAGAAATCTTAGGGTTCGTCGACACGAAAAACATACAAGGACGCTTAAGGTCTGGGTATGAGTTAGTAAGAGCCGATGAATATCCTGATGAGGACTTTCCAGCAATCACCGACGGCAAATACGCAGGGGTTATCGGGCACGGAGGCCTTGTGCTGACAAGGGTACCAGAAGAGATCGCGAGACAGCGTACTGAATATTATATGAATCAGGCGCAGGATCAAATACGAGCAGTAGACAACGATCTTTTGAAGGAACAGCATAAGAGTATGCCTATCGATATCGATAGACAATCTCGTACAACCTTCGGTGGCAAAGAGTAGTTAATTTTTTAACAATTCCAACCAGCGAAATAAACTAACCGAGATGGTAAAACATCTCACTTAAGGAGAAAAAAACTATGGCTAATAGTTCATCAGTCGGTTTCGGCTTGAAACCAATTAAGATGTACGGCAATGGTTATGAGAACATGGGTTTAGGTGAATACCCTGTTGCAGCATCCTCTGACGCTATCTACAACCAAGATTTGGTTTGTCAGCATACGACAGGATATGTAATAGTTGGTATAGCTGGTACAGAAGATATTATCGGCTCACTAAACGGTGTTTTCTACACTGATGCTACTACAAACAAGCCAACGTTCCAGAACTACCTTCAAGCATCAAACACTGCTACAGACATCGTTGCACTAGTTAACGACAGTCCGCTTCAGCAGTATGAGATCAGAAGTGACGCGACTGGAGCCTCTTCACAAGCAAGTGTTGGGGAAGTTGCAGATATAACTTACGTTGCAGGAGGAAGTCCGAACTACGTTTCGAAAACAACTCTTGCTTCAGCAGGTTTAGCTGCAGGCGCAACTAAACAATTAAAAGTGATTGGTGTCTCAAGAGACCCGGAAAATAATGACTTAACATCAGCTAACGTTGTATGGAGAGTTGTTATTAACGAGTCGTTCTTCTTGGATGCCACAGGAATCTAATAGGAGTATTAAATTATGGCTATATCACGAAATCAACTAGTTAAAGAACTAGAGCCAGGTTTGAATGCACTATTCGGCCTGGAATATAAACAGTATGATCAAGAACATACTGCTATATACACTACAGAGTCATCTGACAGAGCTTTTGAAGAAGAAGTTATGTTGTCAGGTTTCGCTCAAGCACAAGTAAAACCAGAAGGTTCAGGTGTTGTTTATGACAAGGCTCAAGAAACTTTCACAGCTAGATACACTAACGAAACAATTGCGTTAGCGTTTGCTATTACTGAGGAAGCTATTGAAGATAACTTGTATGACAGACTTGCTTCTAGATATACAAAAGCTTTAGCAAGATCTATGGCTCAAACTAAACAAGTAAAAGCAGCTGCACCATTAAACAATGGTTTACCTGGAGGAAGTTTCAATTCAGGTGACGGTGTTACTTTATTTAACACTGCGCATACAACTATTGCTGGATCTTTCAGCAATACTTTAGCGACTGCTGCGGACTTAAACGAAACTTCATTAGAGCAAGCGATGATTGACATTGCTGCGCTTACTGATGAAAGAGGTTTAAAGATCGCTGCGAAAGCTACAAGAATGGTAATACCATCTGCACTTCAATTTACTGCTGACAGACTTATGAATTCTGCTGGTAGAGTTGGAACTGCTGACAATGATATTAACGCACTAAGAAACATGGGAATGATTCCTGGAGGATACTCTATTAATCACTACCTAACAGACACAGATGCGTTCTATCTAATCACAGACGTGCCAAATGGTATGAAACATTTCGAAAGAGCTCCATTGACTACTAAAATGGAAGGCGACTTCGATACTGGCAATGTAAGATACAAAGCTAGAGAAAGATACGTATTTGGTGTATCTGACCCTAGAGGTATTTTTGCATCACCAGGTGCTTAATAAATAATTTTTTGAGGCGGGACACAATCCCGCCTCAATCATAAAATAGAAAGGAAAAATGCACCCCAAAAACTTCAGAGTTCAAATATTCGCTTATAAACATTATGCAGATTTCATAGTAAACTGCATCGATGCCCCATTAGACATAGAAAATGCTATCATTGACAAACTAGGAAAAGGTGATATAAAATGGGATTATCTTGGAGAAATGCATGATCCAAGAGTAAAAAGAATAACCTATGAGGAGGTTATCAATGGAGGCGATAATGCAACACCTAGGCGACCTGTACACGAAGAAGAAGGGTCTGGATCTGGAGTGGGAGCAGGAACACCTTAAAGAGGGTAGATATACTCTCAACATGGTTAAGATTGACCGAAAAGTTAGAGAAGTCATTAGCCATATAAAACTTGCAGAAGCTAAAAAAGAGCATTTGCAAAATAAGGTAGAAGACGCTGCTCCTCAAGTTTCTGTAGCTACTTAATAAAAAGCTACATCGTTGGAAAAACATCATCCACACTGTAGGCTCTCTTGCACTCAATATAAAACTGTTGTATAAAAGAAATACTAAGATAATTAATTCATAAATTGGTTATTCTTTTCTTAGTAAGAATAACTGGCGCATGGAGGCGCTGATTATATGACAACACATTTTAAAAATGGAGTTACTAACGTAGTAGGAAAAGATGGAGGTTCTTCTGTATTTAGTGGAATCAAACAACCTCTTATTACAGGTGGATACGAACAAGAACAAGCGTACCAAAACGACTGGCAAATTTACAATGATGAAGATTGGACACAAACATCAACAGGTGGATCTGATTTTCAATTAGCAGAATATGCTGGTGGATGGTTAAGACAAGGAGATAATGCTCCTGCTGCTGGTGAGGTTCAAGGTATTGCAGGACCACAGGTTTGGCAATTCAATGCAAACCAAAAATGGTGGTTCGAAACTAGCATTGCGATAACTGACGTAACTGAGTTAAACACTTGGGTTGGATTCGCTTTAAATGGTTATGCAGATTCTGATACTTTACCAACTGATGGTATTGGATTCTCACACCTACAAGATACAACTTCAATTCAATTCGTTTCTAGAAAAAATGGAGCAGGTGTATCTTTTGATATGTTAGAGTCAGCAGGTGGATCTACTTTTGCTATGTTAGATTCTACTGTACCTACACAAACAGCTACAGTACAAGCTAAACCAACTAACTCAGTTAGATTAGGTTTTGCTTATCAACCAGCTGGAAGTGAGTTAGGTGTTACTGCAAACCAATTCAAATTGTACTTAAACGGAAATCCTGTTGGAGTACAAGCAGCTACAACTGTACCAGATGATATTGCGTTAGAACTCAATATTATGGGTGCACATAAAGGAACAGTTGCTAATCATTTAGTATGTGATTATTTCAACACATTCCAATCTAGAGTGGCTGGAACTGGCGTAAGCGCATAATAATTAATTAGGTGCTCCTTCGGGAGCACCTTTAATTTAATAGGAGAAAAAATGTCAACATCATATTCAAGTGATCAAACAACCTTACTTATGGATACTATAGGTTCTGATACTTTATCACGAGCAGGTAGAGCTAGAATTACTTCTATTCAAGGAAAAGGAATAGCAAGTTCAGTTTTAAAATTACATGACTGTGCAACAGCAGGTGCTGCCGCTGCAGGTAATTTAGTAGCTACTTATAAATATGGAACTGAAGGATTAGAAGTATATGTCCCTGGTTCAGGTATTTTATTTAAAGATGGAATTGTATTTAATTTAGCTGGAGCAAGTGGAAGCGTTACGGTAACGATTACGGGAGCGTAGTCTAATGGCCACTATTACTTATACAGTCACTGTAGCTTCAGGGACTAACCAATACGGAACAGGTAATAAGTTTTATATCAATGGTGCCGTAAGTCCTGATTTAAATTTAGTTGAAGGTAATACGTATATCTTTGATCAATCAGACAGTACCAATGGTACACACTTTCTTGCTTTTTCTACTAGTGCAAATAATTCACCAGCTGCACCTTATACAACTGGTGTAACGGTTACAGGAACTCCAGGAACAGATGGTAAAACTACAATTGTAGTTGCAACATATGCTCCAACTTTATATTATTATTGCACAGCACACGCTGGAATGGGAGCAACAGCTTTTACTCCTGCAGCAGGATCGATTTCAAACCAAGCAACTTTTGAATCTACTTTTACAATTGATGAAGTAATTGAAGATGCATATGAAAGATGTGGTGTTCAAGGTATTACAGGTTATCAATTAAAAACAGCTAGAAGATCATTAAATATTTTATTTCAAGAGTGGGGAAACAGAGGTATTCATTATTGGGAAGTCGGAAACACAAATGTTCTGTTAGTTCAAGGACAAGCAGAATATACTTTTTATAGATCAACGGCAGATGGCGCAAGTTCAACTACAGCAGGTGGAACTAGCACAACATCCACATATGGTTTAGCCGATATCTTAGAAGCAAGTTATAGACAAAATTATAATAACTCTAATCAATCAGATTCACCATTAACAAAAGTTGACAGATCAACATACACAGCTTTTTCAAATAAAACAGCACAAGGAACTCCATCACAATTTTGGGTTCAAAGATTTATTGATAAAACTACTATGACTTTATATCAAACACCTGATTCATCGGCAGCAGGTAATTATATTTATATAAATTTTGTAAAAAGAATTACTGATGCAGGTGCATATGACAATGTTGGAGATATACCAAACAGATTTGTACCATGTATGGTTTCAGGTTTAGCATATTATCTAGCACAAAAATGGGCACTTGAAAGAGTGCAACAATTAAAATTATTATACGAGGATGAATTGTCTAGAGCTCTTGCAGAAGATGGGTCACCTACAAGTGCATTCATATCTCCTAAAACTTATTACCCAACGGCGAGTTAACAATGGCTAAATTTGCACAAGGAAGATTTGCTTTATCAATATCAGATAGATCGGGACTTGCGTTCCCATATACTGAAATGGTTAGAGAATGGAATGGAGCATGGGTACATATTTCAGAGTTTGAAAAAAAACAACCACAACTTCAACCAAGACCTTTTACAGCAGATCCACAAGCATTAAATTTTGTAAGACCTGCTAGAGTTGAACCTGCAACAGATGATATATTACCAAACGATCCGTTCACAACTGCATCTAACACAACTTTAACAGTTTCATTTTTTAATAGTGGTTTACAAGTAAATGACCAAGTAAGATTTAGTGATGTTAAGTTTCCTGTAGGAGGAGTATCTGTTGATGCTTTACAATTACAAACTACATTAAGTGCAGCCGTAACTGCAAGTGATACTACTATATCTTTAACAAGCACTACAAATTTTCCAACATCAGGTTTTATTATGATTGAATCTGTAAATACAGATTCTACATCTGCAAGTTATGGTTCTTTTCAAAATGAAGTTATTGAATACACAGGAATATCAGGAAGTGATTTAACAGGTTGTACAAGAGCAACATCAGTTCCGTACCGTGGTAAGACATTAACTAAAACTACAGCCGTTGCTCATCCATCAGGTTCAACAGTGTTTGGTTCATTTAAAGTTGCATCTTTAATTGAAACATCGTATGTAAATGATGCTAACACAACAGTCTACGAATATAATAGTTTTACAATAACGCTTCCAAGTGCGGCTACAGGAAGTGAAACAGGAGGAGGGTTTAATTGTTTTGTTGGACCACTTAACGAAAGACCTTAATTATGGCATACACACTTTCAAACTTACAAACAGATATTAGAAACTACACAGAAGTAGATAGCACAGTTTTAACTGACGCTATTGTAAATACATTTATTGTGAATGCAGAAAATAAAATATACAGAGAAGCTGATTCTGATG